AAAAAAAGCCAGTGCGGGAACACTGACTAAATAAAAAATATTTCAAGGAGATTATAACATAATGCAGGGAGATTTTGAAACCTTACACGCACACTACCTTTACCCACCCGAACCTAAAGTGTGGGGGGATGACTATAAATGGGATGAAATCTATATGGGAGATAGGTATTACGAACATAAAGGAGATAATGTTTTAGAAGATGATATCGAAGAATATCTTAGGACGGTTTATCTAACAGAACCACCAGTTACGAATATCGTTGCCTATGACTGGAAAGGAAACAAAACAGATATAGAAGCGAATTATTACAAATTACAAGGTGATTATGTAAACGAAGATGAAGTGGATGAATACTTAAAAGAAGTATACCTCATAGACCCAGTAAGAATCGCAGGTGAATAAATGGGAGATGTTTACTTAACCGATGATTTACTCGATTCGAGATTACAACACATTCTGTACGGAAGTAAAATCATCGGAAAAATCATAATGAAGAATGATTCATACGAATTACATTTTTATGAGCCACAACACAGAATGACACGATATAAAACGTTTAAGGAGGTAGAGAAACAAATTAAATGCGTATCGAAATTGTTAAAAGAACAGAATCAAGAGTTGTTTTAGATATCGAATCTGATTATGTAAATCCACTCTTATTCGAAAAATATATGAAGTACGGAAAATCTGTGGAAGATGTTGCAGTAGAGATAGTACAGAATATCCCGAACGTGAAATCATTCCACATTGAACCGAAGGGAACACGTAAAAGTATGTTTTATGAGGAGGTTAAAGATTGAATTTATACGAATTAAGTTTAGCGTTTCAAAACGTGCAGAATATGGATTTAGATCCAGAGGTAATGCAAGACACATTAGATAGTATCGAAGATGCAATCGAAAATAAGGCAGAAAATATTGCGAAGTTGATTCAAAATCTTAATGCAGATGTAGCATCGTTTAAAGCCGAAGAAGAACGATTGAAAGGAAAACGACAAACTGCAGAAAGAAAAATCGAATGGTTGAAATCTTACCTAGAAAACAATATGCGATTAACAGGTAAGACGAAATTCAAATCTGGAATGTTCAATTTTGCAATCCAAAAGAATCCAGCGAGTGTGAACATTACTGATGAACGAATTATTCCAGAAGATTTTCTAATTCCACAGTTACCAAAGATTGATAAGACTTCATTAAAAGAACTATTGAAAAACGGTGTTGAAATTCCAGGGGCAGAATTAAAACAAACTGAATCATTACGCATTCGTTAAATTTCAATAATTTAAGGAGGTGAACAAATGAAAGTTATAAAAGCGACAGAGATTGAAAAGAACGATGCAGTATACCTCATTTATGCAAATCCTGGTGTAGGAAAAACAACTGCTTTGAAATACATCCCAGGGAAAACATTAGTGGTTGATATCGATAAATCTTCATCAGTCTTAAAAGGTGCTGAAAACATCGATATTGCACATATCAACACACGAGATGTGTGGGATGAATGGACAGAATTAGTAACCGAATTGTTGAAAGGTGCAGCAAAAGATTACGACACGATAGTTATTGATAACGTATCCGAATTATTCCGTTCTGCATTAGCAAACTTAGGACGAATTGGAAAAAATAATCGAGTGCCTTCGATGGCAGACTATCAACGTGTGGATTTTACAATCTTAGACAGTTTACGTGCGTTACAAAATATCGGTAAGCGAATTGTATTCACTGCTTGGGAAACGAGTGATCAGTGGACGGAAGAAAACGGACAAATTTTCAACCGTGCAATGCCAGATATTCGAAAAAATATTCTGAATAATTTTGAGGGTTTATGCGATGTGGTGGCACGATTAGTTGTTTCGAAAGACCCAGACGGTAATGAAAAGCGTGGATTTATCTTACAGCCTACTCAATCAATTTATGCGAAAAATCGTTTAGACGACAGAAAAGGATGCAAGGTTGAGGAGTTGGTGCTTATTGATTGAACTATTTGATTATCAAAAAGATTTAGTCAACAAAGCAAGAGAAGCGTATATACAAGGTTATAAAGCACCTTGCATTGTTGCCCCTTGTGGAGCAGGAAAATCGATTATGATTGCAGAAATTGTTCGATTAGCAACTGTAAAAAAACAACGTGTGTTATTTCTAGTCCACAGACAGGAACTGCTAGACCAGATAAATAACACACTTAGAAAAAACAGTGTAGATATGAATTACGTCACTTTAGGAATGGTTATGACGATTGTAAAAAAGTTAAACACATATCAATCGTTCGATTTAATCGTAGTTGACGAAAATCATCACACACTAGCTAAATCATACATCAAAATATTAGACCATTACAATACTAGAGTTTTAGGGTTTACTGCCACACCAATACGATTGAACGGTGATGGATTGGGAGATGTAAACGATGTACTCATAGAAACAGTAAATGCGAAATGGTTAATAGAACACAAAAGGTTAGCACCGTATCAGTATTTTTCGATTGATTTAATTGAAAGAAGTAAATTAAAAAAATCTTCCACAGGGGATTATACAAATCAATCGATGGATGCAGCTATCGGTAAAACAATTTTCGGGGATGTAGTTACACATTATCAAAAAATTATTAACGGTCAAAAAACAATACTGTATGCACATAGTATTGAGTATTCAAAAATGTATGCAGAACAATTTAATAATGCAGATATACCTGCTGAACACATCGATGGAAAAACTTCTAAAAAAGAACGTGACAGAATTATTCAAGCGTTTCGTAACAACGAAATTAAAGTGTTATGTAACGTTGATTTAATTGGAGAAGGGTTCGATGTTCCAGATTGCACAGCAGTAATGTTACTTAGACCAACTGCTTCATTATCATTACACATTCAACAATCAATGCGACCGATGCGGTATCAACCGAATAAAGTTGCAACAATTATAGACCACGTAGGGAATGTTTACATACACGGATTGCCCGATATGGAAAGAACATGGACACTTGAAAAGAAACCAAAAAGAAAACGAAAAGAAGTAGAAGCATATCCTATATGGGAGTGTAAGGAATGTTTCTGTGTAGTGGAAAGAGACACTGCAAAACAAGAAGACGGATCATACAAATGTCCAGAATGTGGATATATAGATATTGTTGAAAAAATAAAAAAACAAATCGATGAGGAATCAGAACTAAAAAGAATCCAACAAGAAGAATTAGAAAAACAGTTCTATTCGAATCGAGATTGGAGAAAAGCAAAATCATATAAAGAATTAACAAAAACAGCTAAAGCGAAAGGGTATAAAACATCGTGGGCTGCATTCATGGCAAAACAACTTAAATTACCAGATGCACCACTTTGGGTTAGAAAATACAAATCAAAATACGAATTAAAAATTAATTTTTAGGAGGAAAAATAAATGGCAGGATTTTCATTAGATTTTAACGATACATTTAGCGGGGGATTGAAAGATGGTACATACGAAACAGTAGTAACTTCATCAGAAGAAAAGCAAACACAAACAGGAACAGATTATGTCGAAGTCGTATTGGCAGTTCGAAATGATATTCAACAACCATCACAAAACGCTTTAATCTTCCACAAAGTATGGAAGACAAAAGAAACTGGTAAATACAATATGAAATCATTCAACACGATCGGTAAAGCATTAAACCTATCACAAGGCAAACAATACAACTCGATGAAAGAATTGTTAGCAGATTTCGTAGGTAAACCTGCATTGGTAACAGTAAAAACAGAAGAATCTGAATATGGTGGACAAACTTACACAAACATTAATGTAAAACGTTGGGAACAATCAAAATTCCCGAATGTAGCACACACATCTAAAAATAATACGGTTGTAAATAACGCTGTTAACATTTCAGATGACGATTTACCATTCTAATTTAATAACTGGGAGAGAATTAAATGAAAGAACTTTACGATAACATACCAGTCGAATTAACAGAAAAAGAAAACTGGTGTGTATTCCGTAAAGAATGGCAACCCGAAAAAAACAAATTCACTAAAAGACCTTTTAATGCGAACACAGGGCAGTTGGCAAAATCAAATGACCCAACAACGTGGACGGATTTCGATACTGCCCTAAGTGTTGTAGATAAATATGATGGTATAGGATATTTCTTTGACGGAGAACATTACGGTGTGGACCTCGATAATATCGAATCAGAAATCATTCGCTATCAGAATCAAGATTTCGAAAATAACATTGTCGCAGATTTTATCGATACGCTTACAAGCTACGCAGAAATATCACCATCTGGAAAAGGTGTTCACATTATCTGTAAAGGTCAATTACCGCCTGGAGGAAGACGTAAAGGCGATATTGAAATGTACGATTCGGGTCGATTCTTTACAATGACTGGTAATCAAATTGGAGAGTACGACACAATTTTTGATGATGATATGGGTAAGATTAACTACCTACATCATAAATATATCGGTGAACAAAATATACCAATTGCAGATTTATCCTTGCTGCAAACAGATGGAAACAATTTATCCATCGATGAAATTATCCAAGAAGCATTAAACAGTAAAAATAAAGATAGATTCAGATTGCTATTAGAAGGTGGTTGGGAGCAAGTATATCCATCACAATCGGAAGCAGATATGGCTTTTGCGAACGATTTAGCATATTGGACTGCAAAAGATTTCGAGAAAATGGATTCAATTTTCAGACGGTCAAGTCTTTATCGTGAAAAATGGGATAAGAAACACGGTAATTTCACTTACGGTTATCAAACGTTAATGAAAGCAATACAGGACTGCAAAGATGTATTTCAACCATTCTCATTAAATCTATCAGATGAAGTGTTAAAAGGTAGTAAGAAACCACGAAAACAATTCAGCTATGACGATATGGGAAACACAGAACGTTTCTTATATACATTCGATAGTAACGTGTTATATAGCTACGGGAATCGTTGTTGGTATTACTGGAATAATAAATATTGGACGGAAGATACATTAGGTAAGATTTATGAAATGGCAGATTTCGTTGCTAACAATATTCTAAAAGAACCTGTATATATCAGTGACCCTAACGATGAAAAGTTAGCAGAAGAAGCACGGAAGAACTTAGCAAAGCATGCGAAATACACTCGTAATGTAAAAGGTAAGAAAAACATGGTTGAAGACGTGCAACACCACGTATCGATTGAACAAAACTTATTCGATAGTTATGGAAATTTATTCAATACCCACAATGGATATATCGATTTAAACACTCATACACTAATGGATCATGAAACTGGTAAAAATAAATACTTCACTCGTATTTCAAATGCAGAATACAATCCAAATGCGTCTTGTCCGAGATGGGAAATGTTCTTAAATGAAATTTTCCAAGGCGATAAAGAATTAATCGATTACTTACAACGAGCAGTAGGGTATTCATTATCAAACGATACTACGGAACAAGTGATGTTCATTCTTCTAGGAAATGGTCGTAACGGTAAATCTGTATTACTGAATATTTTAAATGAAGTATTTGGTAGCTATGCAATGAACATACAGCCACAAACGATTGCGATTAAATCGGGCGCACAATCAGCAAACCAAGATATCGCACGTTTGAAGGGTGCACGATTCGTAACAACTACAGAACCTAATAGAGGGATGAAATTAGACGAAGGAACGGTAAAACAAATCACTGGTGGAGATACAGTAACTGCTAGATTCTTATACGGAAAAGAATTCGAATTCAAACCCGAATTCAAACTGTGGATGGCTACAAACTATAAACCGATTATCAGCGGGACGGACGAAGGGATCTGGAGAAGAATGGTATTGATTCCATTCGGGTATATGATTCCAGACGATAAGGTGGATAAAAAACTAACCTTCAAATTAAAAGAAGAATTATCAGGAATTTTAAACTGGTGTTTGGAAGGTTATAAAAAATGGAAAGAACACGGATTAAGTGAAGAACCATTAATTATTGCAGAACAACGACACGATTACCGTTCTGAAATGGATATCATCGAACGATTCTTAATCGAAAACTGTATTACAGAATCACATCGAGAAGAAAAATTTAAAGATTTATGGGTCGATTTTACAGAATGGGTAAAAGACAGTAAAGAGTATGACGGTTATACAAAAACGAAATTTGGAATAGAGTTAACGAAAAAATTCACAAAGTATAGAAAAGCAGATGGAGTTTACTACAAAGGATTAGGATTGATTAAAAATGATAGTTTCTCATTAAATTTTAATCAAACTATGTAGATTTATGTATAGCTTACGTAGGGTTGGCTTAAAACCGTACATAGATATAAACCATTGGTACTATTAGTTTTATAA